TCATTTGACGTCATTCCGAGGCTAGCGTTGTACTGCCCGGTAGCCGCTTTAATGTCCTCTGACGCCCCCATTTTGGCCTGAATCAGGCCAGTTTGGGCCATCGGAGGCTGCGCCCGCTGCGGCAACGGCAGAATATTGCCCGCGCCGTCGGTTACATCCGGGTTGACTTCCAAGTAGGGGTAGTTCTGCGTGTTGGCAGTCTTCCACTTCTCTTCGTAACCCTCAAACTGACCGCCGTAGCCGATAAACGGTGCTTTTGGGGCCAGCGCCAGCATCTCAGCTTCTTGGCTTACCCAGTAGTTGTACATCCGCTGGGCGTCTTTGGCGTTTCTGACCAATCCTGAAATCTCAAGCTGGCCTTCAATCGACCACTCGTTACCGATTACGCGAATGACAGGAATGTACGCGCCCGCCCACTCGCGTTCTTCGATGATTTCGTAGCCGTTGGTCTTGCACCATTTGATTGTTTTACGCTGCAATTTGCGCTGGCGGGTCGGTTTTAGACCCATTTGACGCATCATTTGGTCTTGCGGCGTGCCTTGGTAGGTTGTCGTGCCGTCAGGGTACAAATTAAGCGTTGCGGGCTTGTAATCGCAGTAAAAATATTCTGCAATCCGCACTGTCGTCTCTGACAGCCATTGTGACAACGCTTGGTCGCCCACGCCTTGCACCATGATCGAGCTGACCGGCATGGCGTTGGGGTACATCCGCTCGTAATCCGCTTTCAGGATGTCTTCAGTGATAAAGCACCACTCGGCATCCGCACCGCACGGATCTTGAATCGTCGGATCCATGTAGACCGAGAAGCTGTTGCGAATCCGACCGATCTTGATGTCCTGATCAAAGCTCGTCTCGTCGCAATATTCGGTCAGAATCCGAATGTAGCCTTCGCCGTACGTCACCTGGTTGTCGCAGGCGGTGTCGTACGCCACATCAGCGTCTGAGATGTACTCGATATGACGGATCATGCCGTCAAAGATCTCCGCGACCTCGACATCCGCGTCGTCGTCGACCGGAATGACGTTGGGCGACGGTCTGTTTTGCCGCTGCTCGTTGGTTACCTGCCGCACGTGTTGCGGCAGCTTGTTGATTGTCAGGCACGGGCGCGCGTTGATGGTCTGGCCTTGCACCGACCCCCGTACGGACAGCACGTCCGCCGGCCACTGGTAGTGGTTGTCAGGCGAGCCCGCCATAAACCGCAGGTCGTCCAACTGGTCTTCGCGGGTGTCGCTATACGCCGCCACTGCCATCTTGAAGCGGCTGCGCATCTGCGACAGCTTGTGCGCCATGTCTTTCGTAGGCGCGCCGCCTACGTCAGACACTTCTGCCGCGCCGTCAATGCCTGTCGGGTCGTAAGCCATTATTTTTTCTTGGCGGCTTGCCGTTTGGTGGAGTACGCAATGGCCACAGCCTGTTTTACGGGCTTACCGGCCTTGACTTCAGCCGCTACGTTTTTGCGGAAAGCGGCTTTGCTGGGTGATTTGACAAGCGGCATGACTATTTCTTCTTGGCTGTCTTAGCGCTCTCTTTGAACGCCTTGGCGGTGGGTGCGCCCGGTGCGCCAGGTTTGCGCATTTTCTCGCCTGATCCGGCTTTGATGCGCTCGCGTTTAGCATTAATATTGCTGTAAAGACCTGGTTTCATTTGTTGGCTTGCCTTGGCAGAAAACAACCTGTTAATGGGTCGTGCGGCAAAGGATTTTTTACTGTTGGATGCAACCGAGCATGTTCAGTGTAATGCATAACACGTAAATTTTCCACGCGATTGTCTGCATGGCGTCCGTTGATGTGGTCAACTTGTTCGTTAGCTTCAAGCGGCTTAATAAATGCTTGCGCTACAAGGCGATGCACTAAAAAAGATTTGCATCGTTCAGTACGAACTCCACCACTACGAAATCTAACTTCAACGTAAGGTTTAGTGCGGCCAGTGTCTTTTTTTGGTGTTAACCGCATAATACGTTCTGGCATCCAAGTTTGCCCGCCACCTTTAGTTCGACGATATCGAGCTAAAGACTTAACCCGCCCAAGTGTGCTTACTTGATATCGACCTTCATAACCTTGAATGTCGGCCCACATTTCAGCACTTCCAACGTCGCATTGAGGCTCTTGCACGGCTTCCTGGCTCCGATTTTTCTGCGATAGGAGCCATTCTACTACAAAAAGATTTTTTACGGCCCTTATCTGTTTCTGTTTTGGGGTTAGGCGCAGGCGCTTTGAGGTTGCTCCCTGTGGCTCGGTTGTATTTCTCACGCCCCTTAGCCGTCAGCCCCGCGCCTTGTTTGGTCGGCAGCTTTTCGCCGCGCCCGACTGACAGGCTGACAGACTTCTTGCTCATGCGCCCATCCAAGAGGTTGCGCCTGCGGTGCGGTCGCTGTAGTGACGACGGGGCATGGCTGCGCGAGGCTCGCGGGAGGCGACAGGAAATGCAAACGTCACCGCGATCGCATCGGCGGCGTCGGGAGAGGCTAGCCCTCGTGCTTTCATATCCTTCTTGCTCTCCAAGAAGATCGTACCGCTTGAGTCGGGTTTGGTCTTAGGCCCCGTCAGATCCGCCTTCAGTTGCCTGTCTGGCGCAATCGACGCGGTTCTTAGCCAGTCCCGCAGCGCACCCCACAGCTCAGCGCGCTTGTTGCCCCACATCACTTGGTTCTTGGCTTTCCAGCCAAAGTTAACCCCACGCACCTTATACCGCTGTTCGACCAGCCGGTCAAGTATGCCGTACCCCAGCCCACCTTCGTCGATCACCGTCAGCGTCGGTTTGTATTCCTCGATCGCGTCGATGACGTGCCCCACGGTCGTCATCGTATCATCGCCCCGGTACCGCTTGATTGCAATGATGTCACGCCCTTGGCGCACCGCGATGACCGTCGAGTCGCCACCCGACCGGGCGGGGTCGATGCCGATCACGATTGGCGCTGTCTCGTCTTTGTGTTTGGGCCGAGCAAACGCCTGATCGACCAGCGCGGGTCCAATGAACTGATCGTCGCCTGCGCTCGGGAATTCCCCGTACACCTCGACCTTGGCCTGTATCGAGTCTTCGCCGTACTCTGCGATGATCTGCTCGTAGACCTGCTTGTCAGTGTCCTCGACGTCGCGGGCGTCGATGTTCTCTGTCGACCAAAAGTCGCGCTTGGAGTTAAAGCATTCGAAAAAGTAGCCTTGGTTGCGGCGCGGGTTGGAAAAGGCAAACCAAAACCTGTGTGGCGTGTTTTCTGTAAAGAAGCCGGCGGCTACCTGCCAGATCGAGTCTGGAATACCTGACGCCTCATCGAAGATCAAACACACGCCGTCTAGGTTGTGCAGACCGGCGTAAGCGTCCGGGTTCTCTTCCGACCACAGACGCCCCTCGATGGACCAGAAGCGCGTGCCTTTTTTCAGATCCCGCTCGACAATCTCCGCCAGCCACTTAGCCGGCGCGACCTTGGTCGCGCTGATCTCGAACCAATGGCTGTTGATCATCATCGCCAGCCACTTGGTAATCTCTGACCAGGTAATTGACCGGAGCTGCGCCTCACTGTTAGCCGACACGATTGTCGTGGATCCTATGCGCGTGGAGAGCATCCACAGCACGAGCCATGACACTAACGCCGACTTGCCGATCCCCCGGCCTGACGCAACCGCTAGCCGGAAGACGTTATAGTCGACCCGACCGCCGTTGTCTTTGATGTGCTGCGTGATTTTCCGCAGCACTTGGCGCTGCCACTTGCGCGGGCCTTTGTAGTTGGCCAGTGGCGTGCCGTGTTGCCCCCACGGGAACGCAAAGTTTACAAACGCTTCCGGGTCGTCTTTGATGCGCGGCTGCCAGAGCCGCGTCATCAAGAGCATTTCATCAGACGCGCTGTAGATCGGTTGCTGCAAGTGTTGGCTCCAGTCGCTCTGTTACCTGCACGTCGATGACGCGCTGCTCTGCTTTCTCAAGCGCGGATATTACGCTGATCTGCTGCGCCACGTCGATCTGCACTTGCTGCTTAGCTACCCAATCATGTCTGTGACGAAGAATCTCTAACGCCGCTTTTGTGTCGCCTGACATAGCTGCGTCCATCATAACAGCCGCAAGCGCACCTTCTGCGTCAGCGCGCCCCTTCTGTTCTGCCATCTCGGCGATGGGGTCCATCTCGCACAGACGCCGATACTCGGTCGGCAGCATGCCAGCCTTCAACGCCAGCGAGTCACCTTTTAGGCCCAACTTGGCAGCCTCGTAGATGCGCTGCAAGCGCGCCTCGGTCGCCTCTAGTTTGCGCGCGGTAAGCGGCAAGGATTGGAAGGTCATAACTGTAACAGTTTATGTGACAGGTAATTATAGCACTCCACAAAATTTTTACGCAAGCAACAACTTGTGAGGCGTATGGCTTAGGAGTAAAAATTTTTGTGCGGCACCTCCGTTTTTGACCGGCCCGGTCGCCGGCCCCCACCGGGGGCTCTCACCCACGCAGCCCCGATCCGTCAGCCGTCAGCCGTCAGCCGTCAGCCGTCAGCCGTGGGTGGCGTGGGGTAGCACCCCGTCAACCGATAGCCCGCCAGCCGTGGGTGGCGTGGGGTAGTACCCCACGGATCGACAAGCGCTTGCCTGGTAGCACCTGGCTTTGTGATTTGTGGGTGGCGTGGGGTAGTCCGACGACAAATTGCTTTTGTGTTTTGCGTGGGGTACCCCATGCTACCCAGGGCGGGGCGTGGGGTTGCGGGCGCCGAGTGTGGGGTGCCGTGGGGTAG